TTCGCTTATTTCTTTTTTTTGAATAAATGTATCATCATCAGGTGGTAATATATCAATTACAGGCATATTAAGAAATATATTAATTAAAATTATTTTTTTTTTATTTTTAAATAATTAAATAAATGTCATTTAGGGATTACGCAAATATAATTGCGGGTGCAAACACAAAAACTGCGAACAGGCGTCAAGCAAGCGAAAATAGAATAAATAATTATAATAATATTTACAATCAAAGAGGTTTAGAATCAATGCAAAAATTACAGGATGTTGCAAATGAAAAATATAATTCATTATTAGAAAAAGCACAAGCAACAGCAATTAAAAATTTGGGCATTAGCCAAGAAGATCGTGAAAAAGTTGAATCTTTAATTGGAGCTTCTGCAATTGGTGGACCTCTGTTAGATAAATTATTAGCTCCTTCAAAAAAAAAAGTTGCGAAAGGTTCTGAAAATTTAATAGAAAAATTAAAAAAAGCCAAAGAAGTAAAATCTTCAGTTAAAACAGAAAGAGAATCAACTTTAACAAAAATGCGAAATTCTGGTCCTGCACGTCAAGTTGAGATTGGTAGGGATAGATTTAATATGGATGATGAATTTGGGTCTGAACCGCTTGAAATGCCAAGAAGAATAACAGGAAAACAAGTTATGTCAAGAAATTTAGGTGAAATTCCTTCCCCTTCGGCAGAACAAAGTTCAACAATTATTGAATCTGATGTTAAATCTGTGAGAGGTAAAGATTATTTCAGCGATTCTGGCGTTGATAGGGTTGGCGTTGATAGAAGAATGGCGGAAACACCCAAATTATCTGAAGATATGCGTGGTTCGCCAAGTACATCTGCTAAAACTGTAAGTAAAGAAGAGTTTGAAATGGGAGATATTTCAAAAACACCCACAGAAATACCAACTGAAATTCCAAGTAAATTACCAGCAGTGGAAGCAGAAATCCCTGTAGTTGCAGACGTTGCAGAAGCAGAAAGTGCTGTCGCTCCGTTAGATTTAATTCCTGGTATTGGAGAAATTGCTGGGCTGGGTGCTGTTGCTTATGGACTCGGACAGGCATTTCATTTGTGGGGCGGTTCTAAAAATACGCCAATTGCTACACAGCCTCACATTGCCCCAACTTTCCAAGTTTCTACAAATAACGCACCTGCGTCTTATAGAAGTTTTCAGAAGGCGTACGCTTCACCATCAATAAACACAGGAGTTATGAGGTAAGTTTATAGTTTTGTTTTCTTTTATCAAATTAATATTTTTATTCTTTTTGAAAATTTATAAAAATATTAATTTTTTTTTTAATTTTACAACGCATTTAACAATCTATAAAAATTATCTTTGAGTAATAATTTTTACTGTGCCTGTAATTGCCGTACCTGGTCTGTTATAACGACCTCACCAGAGTCAATACTAAACATTTTCACTGTTTCCGCAAATGTAATATTGTTAAGGTCAAGATCACCATCGCTATTAGCATACCAAGTGACTAAAAGTTCTACTGGCTTCTGTCCAATAATAATTGTATCGTTGTTATTGTCACCATAAATATTGGATACATTAACCCCTAAAAAGTGGCAGTTACCAGTAAGATTTCTAGCACAATTTATTCCCCCCCAGAAGGTGTAGTTCGCTCCAGACGTACTTGGAAAGAAGCCAGAATTATTGCCATAGAATGTAAATCCATTTTTACCGTTGTTAGACCCATTATACGAATAAAGCCCACATGCAAGATTGGCTGGTGAACCATAAACATACTCTGATTCTGAGAATTTTAAAGCATCGGATACGAGGTCCTGTGGATAATGGAGTTGATCATTAATTCTAATTTGAATATCATAAGGTCTTGGAGAATTTAGCATAGCATATTTACCAAAGAGTCTATTACTGTGAGTCCCAGTATCTGCTGTATGAGCTGATCCAGCGTAGTCAGATGTATTCCAACAAGTAAATAAATTTTTAACACTATAATTAGAAATGGGAATTGGAAAAACTCTTTTATTTGATTTTGTTACAGTTGCTCCAGGTAATGCTCCACCAATTTTTGGCTGTGAATTAACTACACTAATAACGTCTGTGTATAAAAGACTCATTCCAGATTTAAAGTTCATCTGTTCTTCAATCTGGAACATTCGTGCATCTGAATAATATAAATGATCAGAAAATAAAAGACAAGTATCTAAATTTAATTCCATAGTTGAAGTGGCGGAAGGACCGCCGACAAAGCAACCAAGTGCACCATATGAATTTGGATCAGCTGATTCTGTGCCGATGTCCTGTGTGTGTAATGTTAGTAAAATTTCAATTGGATTTTTAATTAAAAAACAAGGTAATTCTATGCTGTCTAAAATTGGAAATAAATCGCTTAATTTAATAGACCAAGATGGGGTAGTATCAAAGTTAGTTGTAATATTTAAATCATATGGTAATTCTTGGATTGTCATATTTGATGGGTTTGGAACAGCAGATGTTAATTGTAAATAACCAGCATTAGGATTTCCAACTATTGGTGTAGTAGCACCAAGTGGACAAGGGCTGATTGTTGTGCTAATACCATTCATATATCTGGTATAATTATTTCTATAACTTGGAGTATCATAACTTTTTGTAATTTGTTTAAATATTGGTAAATTTGGATTAGACTGTATTCTTTGTGATCCTACACGAAGTTCGGCATTTGCTAAAAGTGAAAAAATACCTGTTCCAATTGGTAAAAATCCGTTTTCTTTTCCAGATTTTAATTCAAATTGTAAATATGAATCTTTAGAAAGAATACCTTCGTTTGGAATTACGAATTTTAAAGATTTTTTTGATTTATTAATTGGTTCTAAAACATTAGACATAACATACATAGACATTTCACTATCATCACTTGTATCTAAAACAAGATTTTTTAAAGAACTCGTCATATTATAATAATAAAAATAAATAAAAAAAAATTAATTAAATAAAAAATTAAATAAAACAAAATAACTTTTGTTTTAAATTATTCTAAAACTTCAACCCCATTTGGTGAATACTGGAGAACATTTCTACAGCGGAAATAAGATCCAAACTGGAATGGAGTTAAACCATTAAGACCAGACTGTAGCCGAATGGCATAATCATCTTTTGAGAAATTAACTCCCTGCTGTGATAAATCAAATGGAACACCTAAAACAAAATTGGAATTTGGGTCAGGTGTCTGTGTAGGTGGTAATGCTTTTTGCTGTGCTGAAAATCCTTGTGATGTATTTAATCCCTGTGTTGAAGTCATAGGATTAACAATTGTATCATCTGAATCATAAAGTGTAACACTATCAACAGCAGGTTGAATAATTTGTGATTGTGGATTATCAACTAAAGCCTGTGCACTTGAATCAAGAACACTATTATAAGGGAATAGACTTCCACCTTTGAAGTATTGTGCTGTATTTAACGGAACTGCTGTTCCAGATGTGTCAGCTTGGGGATTTACTGTTAATCTTTCAAGTGCCATGCCATCCTGGACTAAATTATTAGTATGTACTGATGCAATAAGTGAATGTGTAACACTAATTAAATTTTTAATTCCTGTTCTTAATGTTAATGTCTGATCATTTGATAATAGGGTAGATTGCATAGAATTTATAGTATTAAATGTCATTTGTCCTGATGATGGCATTGATGAATAAACTTCGTCTGAAGGAACATAAACATCGTATGATAAAAAGACATTTTTTAATTTATACTTAAAGTTCTCTGTTCCAACAACACCAGCTGTTACAGGAGTAAGAGAGTTGGTCGCAGAATCATCTTGCACTGGAATGAAATAAGGACCTATAACATTCTGATTCATATCTAAAAGAATATTAATAATACATCCGTGAATTCCTTTCTGTGATAAATTAACTGGGGTTGAGTTTGATAAAAATCCAGTTCTTATTGGGGTTGAAACCTGAACGGGGACATTTAACTGTCTTGCCCCTCCAACTGATTTAGTAGACATTGTAGGGTCGTTTCCCTGAAAAGTATTAATGAAATCAAATTGATTCATCTGCTGTGGTGCAATTGTCGCTAAATATCTGTTGAAATTATTTATTGTTTCTATGTTTCTGCCGTTTCCAGTTGATACATTCACTTGTGAAATTGCGGACGCTGTTCCAACTCTGTTAGAATTCGCAATGCCATTTCTATTATTTGCATCCGCAACTGCAGGTGTATTAACAGGTGGTAAATCTCCTGAATTTACAATTTCATAGGTGTAATTTAATCGCAGTGTTTTGAAATCAGCCATTCCAGGAAATCCAGAAAGTACGAACTGTATCTGGGGAAAAGAAGTTGCTGAAAAGGTTGAATCAGAGTTATTGTTCTGTGGTGAAATAATCACTTTCTGTTTGGTAAAAGCTCTCTTCTGCATTTTATAATAATAAATAATAATAAAAAAAAATTAATTAAATAATTATTAAATTAAATCAATTGATTTTTTTTTTATTTTTGAAAATTTATTCTCCTCTTAAAACATTACAAAAATGACAAAGAACATTTCTAAACTTACCAGTAATATGACAATGATCTAAACATTTTTTATTATTACCATAATTACCTTCAATTAATTCTACACCGCAATTTTCGCATTCCCAACAATTTAAATAATATTCATATAATTCATCAAAATTATCTGATTTAACTCCTATATATATCCACCTATTTATTCTATATGATTTTTTTCCGTGTTCTGTTTGATTGTAGTTTTGTTTGTATTTTTGTCGTCTTTCTTTTCCCTTTTCTGATTGTTCGTATTTTTGTATTGCTTCTTTACCTTTTTCTGATTGAGCGTATCTTTTATCTGATTCTTTTCTTTGTTCTTTTATTTTCTCTTTATTTTTTTCATAATATTCTTTAGTGGGCATTTAACAATCTATAAAATTTATCTTTAAATAAAAAATTTAATTTTCAATCATGAATCCCATTCTGCTTACATTTACTCTGCGTAAATGTCTAACAAAGTGGACAAATAATTTATTACCAGAGCTTACATTTTCAAAATTAGCAAGTAATTCAATATTTCCAGCCTGTGTTATATCGAAAAATTGACCTGGTCTTGCTAATGCTCTACCAACAGCAAAATTCATTCCTAGTGCTTGAAGACAGCTTGTTGCGAAACCAAATGATTCATTTGCTTTAATTAATTCAGTGACGGCTCCTGTCTGTATTAATGGATTTTTAAATGAATATTTTCTCACGTCAACTGGTCTAT